GACACGGCCGTCATTCATATCGCGGAAGAGCTTTTTCTTTTTGGCGTCGGTGTCCGCCTCATGAATGAATGCGATCTCCCGCGCCGGGATCCCACCCGCGATCAGACGTGCGCGGATATCCTCGTAAAGGTGTGCGCTCTCGGTGTCAAGATCGGTGTCCTCTCCTCCGACAGCTGTCGTTTTGGCGCTCCCCTTTGGGGTTGCCATGTCGCAAAAGATCAGCTGCGTGCCCAGCGTCTCAGCACTCTCGTGATACCGTTCCAGCACGTTGTCCGCACAGCGGAAGATCTTACAGCCCTCCTCATAGGGCAGGGAAGGATCAATCATGCGCCGGGTGTAGGAGATCTTTCTGCCGTCGCTGGTGATCTTGAGCATGTTGTCGTCGCGCGGATCCACGTTCTTGATATGATCGGCACGCTCCTCCAGCTGCTTCATGTAATCCTTCTGATACTGCGAGGGCTCACATACCACGACATTCACCCGTCCGCCTTTCATCTTGGGGATCTTCAGACCGGGGATATCGGTCAGCACGTCTGCAAAATCGCGGAACAGCAGCTGCAGCTCGGCAAGATTCTTGAAACGGGAAAAGCTCTGCTTGACACGGTAACCCTGCCCGCTCGGCTTGATTTCCACACCGTTGACCACCTCGCCGAATTGCTTTGCCCAGGCGTCAAAGGTGGTCAGTCCCAAGCGGTCGAGCAGATCGGGCTGCAGGTATTTCTGCATGATGTACATCTCGCTCATCGAGTTCATCACGGGTGTCGCGGTGGCAAAGACAATGCCGCGGCCGCCGTTGAGCTTTTGCAGATACCGCACCTTAGTGTAGAGGTCAAAGGCGCGTCCCGAGCCGTCGCGGTTGCCAAGCCCGGATACGTTGTTCATCGCAGTCGTGTAAAAGAGATTTTTGAAATTGTGCGCTTCATCGATGAAAAGCGCATCCACGCCGAGCTGTTCAAAGGCAATGCTGTCCTCGTCCTTCGGCTTGCTCGCGAGCTTGTCCAGCTTCACCTGAAGCATCTTGCGCTTTTTCTCGAGATCCTTGATCGACAGCGAGCGTTCGCCCCGCTCTGTCTTGGCCTCCTCGATCGCGGCAAGAATGCTGTCGATCTGCTCCCGATAAAGACCCTGCGCGAAATCGTCCGAGATCGGCAGCTTTTCAAACTGCTCGTAAGAAACGATCACCGCGTCATAGTCACCGTTGGCGATGCGGTTCATGAAGATCTTTCTGCGGTCGGCGGAGAAGTCTCCGGCTTCTGCCACGAGCAGCCGCGCAGTCGGGAAAAAGTCCATAAACTCCGTGCCCCACTGTGCCACCAGCGATTTGGGTACCGCAAAGAGCGGCTTGCGCACAAGCCCCAGCTGGCGCAGCTTCATGGCGGCGGCCGCCATTTCATAGGTCTTGCCGGCGCCCACCTTGTGTGCCAGCAGCGTGTTGCCGCCCGAGGAGATAATGCGCTGCACCGCGTCTCGCTGATGCGGGCGCAGGGGCTTGCTCGCGTTGGCACCGTCCACCGTCAGATGCTCACCGCTGTACCTCGGTGTCACGATGGCGTTGAACACCTCATTGTAAAGGCGCGTCAGTTCGCCGCGTCTCCCCTCGTCCTGCCATAGCCAGTCGCGGAACTCACGGGCGATGTTTTCCATCTTTTCGCTCGCCGCAGCGGTTGCGTCCGCATCGATCACGGATGTACCGTCCGCCATTTTTAAGCGTACCACAACATTGCGGCTGTTGAGTATAGCGTCGAAAAGCTCAATAAAGGAGCGGTGCGGCGTGCCCCACGTCTGCGTGTTGGCCGTCGTTTGCTTCAGATATCCTCGCTTCAGCTCGATGCTGAAGGTGCCTGTTTCGGTGTTCCGGTATACCTCCACGTCGCGGTTGTACTCGGTGTTTTCCGAGCCGAGCAGATGCGCCGCAAAATCGCCGTAAACACTTCCGGGGATCCACGGGGATCCCGGTGTGACGTAGATGTCGGTATAGGGGATATCCTCGGGGATGATCTCCTTGAGTGCTTCTATGTTGTGACGGTAGTCGCTGTCATATGCCTCCATGGCCTCCGCCTCGCGCAGCTTGGCGCGCACGTTGCCCGAGAGATAGATCTCCGCAGGGACAAGCCCGTCGCGGGTCTTGTAGGCAAGTCGGCTGTCGATCAGCTCGCGGGTCACGTCCTCCTCGCTCTTGCCCGTCAGCGCGGCAATGCGGGGAACGTCTACGCCGCCCGTCTCGTTACGGGAGATGATCAGCCCCTCCGCCACATCGGCGGCGTGTGTCAGCGTGCGGTGTGCCGCCACGGTATTCTTCGTAAAGAGATCCGACTTGACGGCGGTCTTGGCCTCGCTGTCATATTGCTCAAGCGCAAAGAGCGAGAATTTGTCGGGATCATCCCGCAAGGCGTTGCGGTTGGCGGGGGCATTGATCGGGCCGTGCTTTTTGACAAAAGTATCATACACCCGGTTCAGTTTCTCTCGCGCTCCGGTGATGACATCCTCGCGCAGACCCTGCTGCTGATAGTTCATCAGATCCCGCGCCGCGTCACGAATGGCAAGCATGCCCTCAATGCGCTCGGCGCTACCTTTGGGTACCGAGATCTCGCTCAGCTCGCCGTCACGGTTATGATAAACCTTGCCGTCCTTCACGGTCAGCCCGTTCGGCTTGAGCTTCTTTGTTTCACGCTCGGCCGTAAAATTGAGCTTTTCACGACTCGGGCGGGCAGGGTAGTCCATTCTGCCTTTGATGTGGGTGAAAGCCTCGGTGATCTGCTCGGCAAGCGTCCCGCGGTCGTCAAAGGCCTTGTAGGTCAAAGCGCCGCCGCGGTACATACTGCCCTCCATGGCAGGCTTGCCCAGTGCCATTTCGGGGTGATTGATAAAGTATTCGTTGATATAAGCGCCGCCGCGGTAGTCCACGCCGGTGAAAGGAGCCTCCAAAAAGGCCTCGCCCGCATAGTCCGTTCCCGGCGCGCGCTTTTTGAGGATCAGAATGTCGGTCACCGCCTCGGTGCCGGCATTGACCTTAAAGGCGGTGTCGGGCAATCGGATCGCGCCGAGCAGATCTGCCCGCTCGGCAAGATATTTGCGTACCGTGCTGTCGCGGCTGTTGAGGGTGTAAGCGGAGGTGATGAACATCACAAGGCCGCCCTCGCGCACCTTGTCCAAAGTCTTTGCAAAGAAATAATTGTGAATGGACGAGGTGATCTTCTTGGGATACGCCTTGTCCATGACGTTGTACTTTCCGAAGGGCACGTTGCCGATCGCCGCATCGATAAAGCGGTCGGGAATGTTCACCGTCTCAAAGCCTTGCACGCGCACGTCGGCCTCGGGATAGAGATACTTGGCAATGGTGCCGGTGATGCGATCCAGCTCCACCATCGTCATACTCTGCAGGGAGCGGCGCAGATCTTCGGGCATCGCGCCCGCAAAATGTCCCACGCCGGCCGCAGGCTCGAGCATTCGACCACCCGTAAAGCCGAGGGTGCGCAGACCGTCATACATAGCGCGAATGATCGAGATGTCGGTGTAGTGGGCGTTGAGCGTCGAGCCGCGCGCCAAGGCATATTCCTCCTCGGACAGAAGCTTCTTCAGCTCGGCGTATTCCCGTGTCCAATCGCTCTTGCGACTGTCAAAGGCAGAGGCCAGCCCGCCCCATCCAACGTATTTGGAGAGGATGGCCTGTTCCTCCTCGGTCGCCTGTCGCCCTTCTGCCTCCAATTGCTTGATCAAGCGGATGGCGGCCACGTTGGCGTGATATCGTGCCTTTTCGCCGGATGGAAGATCCAGGCTCTCTCCAATCACAAAATTGCGTCCGTGTGCCTCGGGAGCAGACCTCTGCTTGATGGCGGTGTCAACCGTCTCACGGAGCGTCGGGGCAGGAGCGTCGGCCTCTGTGTCACCGACATTTGTGTCGGTCGCATCCTCAGCGGCATCTGCAGGAGCGGTCAGCTCTTCTCGTCGTAGATCTCCGCTCTCGCCACCTCTTTGGCCATGTCCTCGCTCATCCCCTTCTGCATCAGGTCGATGATCATGTCGTCCAGTCTCATCCCCTCGCTCTCGAGGATCTCCCAAAGCGTTCCGTTCGCCTCCAGCTCGCGGTAAAGCTCCGGCTTCTCCGCCTGCCAGTAGTCGTGGATCTCCCGACCCATCACGCCGATCCCCTGATAATACTTCTCCGGCTTCTTCGCCATGATTTACATCCTCCTTGGTGTGATTTGCGGCGATCAGTTCCCGCTTGAATTGCTCGTGAATCGAGGTAAGCTCCTCGGCATAAGCATCAAAGTCCGCAAAAGCCGCACTCAGTTTGTTTTTGTACTCCTCGGTCAGCCCTTGCGCGATATGGCCGTACACCGTTGCATTCCACTCGGAATAAAATATTCTGAGTGAGTCGACATCCGCATTGAGCATGTCCACCTTGGTATGTTCTTCCACCTGCGCCATGATTTTTGTCGCGATCAGTGCCGACATATTGATCATATCAGGTGTACGGTCAACAAAATCAATATAAGGCGCATAGCCGATATGCTCCATAATATGGGTCAACTCATGAGATGCAACCATACCGCGTTGCTTGTCAGAGAGACCTTCGCGGATATACACTCGGCCGCCGATTGTGTGTGCTGCCGATTTTCTGTTCCAAGCCGACTTTTTGACTACATAGCTCTCGATGCCGTATTTCTTGAGAACATTGATCTCACTCTCTTCCACAGATCCACGCTGCGGGGAGATGTATGCACCATCCTCATAATACAGGCGAGAACGTGTCAGTTGTCGGTATCGTCCCAGAATACCATCAGCTTTTTCACGAACGGTTGAAGCTCTTCCGACTTCTTCCGATACTCCTCGTCCGTCTCTAATTTCCGTCTGTGCTCTCGGATGGCGTCCTGCGTCCTTTTCAGTCGCTCCTCTTGAAGCCTCTGTTTCTCGGTTTTCTCGTTGTTCGGCATTGTGTTCATCCTTCCCGCGGCCGTGATCAACCGCTGCGTTTTTGTGATCGGGTGCGGCGATCTCGTGATCGATCGCTGCGTGTTCGTGATTGGGATCCTCCGCGCCGCGGATGGCCTCGGAGATCTCCGCTGACTCGGCATAGCCGTACCATACGTGCTTATTCTTGTTCCAGCGGAATTTGTGCTCCTTGAGCACCGCGCGTACCGCCTCCGAGGGCTTTTCGGTGAAAGAGATCTCAAGGGAGCCAAATTGCTCATTTTCCGCCACCGTGAAGCCTTCACCGGCGGTTTGGACAGTGGCATCTGCCGCGACAAGTTCGGGAGCCTGTTCGACGCCCAGCCAAGTGCTTGCCACCTGCTTGCCATGACCTGCATTGACATACTGCTGCAGAACTCTTTTTGCCTCAGTATCATAATTGACTTTCTGCAGGAGCACATCGAAGGTTGCATCGGGATTTTCTTCCGCCAACGCGTCGATCAGGTCCTTGGTAGCTACCGTGCTGTAGGCAATCGGAGTCTTTTTGCCCGGCACTATCCATTGCACATCGTCAGATGCCCAGTCACTTTTCTTCGTGCGGTTGCTTTTGCTGGAATTACCTGCTCCCCGATTTGAGTTCTTTTTCACATCTTTTTGAGAAACAACTGAAATCCCGGTAGTATTTGAGTTCTTCAGATCTGCCGCAGTCTCATCCACCGCCACTGTGCGCTGGTAGCTCTCCACCGCCTCGAGGGCGATCTCGTCGAACATTTTCACAATGTCCTGTGTGTAGCGCAGGGCACCGTCGATCTGCTCCTTCAGGGCGCGTGCCTCCGGGGTCTGTCGGGTACCGAAGTTACGGAAATGCGCCGCCATATCGGCCACAAACTCCTGCAGCTTTTCAAACAGCTTATCAAATACGGTACGGTGATGCTCGGCCAAGGTGCGAACAAAATCGCTCTCGGGCAGAATGTCCGTCATGGCCTCGGCCACCACCTCGCGGCTTGCCGCCTCATAGGTCATCTTGCCGTCGGTATCCTGTGCCTGCTTATGTTCGATCAGCGCGTCCACGTCATGCCCATGCTCGGTCATCGTGTCAAAGACCAAGCGTCTGAACTCATTATACCGCACGGGATTCCATTTTTCAAGAAAATGCGTAAATTCGTGTGAAAAAGTCCGCATCATGGTGTAGCGGGTCAGATCGTTCACATTGCTCCCGGCGCGAAGCCCGGCATTCACATCAATGTAGATCGTGTTCTCGCCCCATTTGAACTTGCCCTGCGCCTCGCTGTCCGAGGCCGAGCGATAAAGGACGATATCGATGCCGCTCACCTCTGCCAGCGTTGAGAGCAGCTTGTAGGCGGTACGCTGTGTGTCATTGAAGGCAGAGCGCAGCTCGTCCAGTGTCACGCCCTCACTCTTGACCACGCCGCGGCGTCGGCCGATCTTGCCGTTGGCGGCATCGGTGTTGCGCTGTGCCGCTTCCGCTGCGGTCATGTCCGCGGCCGCGAGACCTGCACGATAAGCAAGCTCTCGCTGACCATCCTTGAGGTAAGAAGTCAGAGTGCTATTCATCGCGTAGGGAAGGGAGACGCCCGCACGACCCATGTCAAAGGCGGCACGGTAGGCGCGGTCATAGTCTGCTACATCCTGCCCGGAGAGATAGGTGTGAAGCATGGCACCCGCCTGCGCGCCATATGCCTTGGAGGCCTCCTCAAGGGTCAGCTCGTCGGTGTCTGCCGCCGTTTCCTGGGTGTCGGTTTCGGTCTGCATTTCCTGCGCTGCCTCGGCAGGGTCGCTGTAGAACATCTCCGCCACATCGGGGTCAATGCCCGTCTTTGGGGCGGTGTTGTCCTCGCCGGTTGCCATATCCGCCTCGGTGGCGGGCGTCTGCGGCGCCTGTGCCTCGTTTTCTGCCTCGGTGACCAACTGTTCCCCTGTGTATGAATCGTCCTCCTGCGCCGTCTGAGCGGCTTTGAGAAGCTCGGTGTATTCTTCCACGGTGGGCTTGCCGGCGGAGGCGTCTGCCGGAGGTGTCTCATTCTGAACGGTCGGGGAATCGGTGGCCGCCTCCCTTTGTGCCGTCTCCCCGTTCCCGGCGGCATGCTCGGCATATTTGCCCAGCGCTGTTTTCACACCGCCCGTCAGCGCCGCGTTGGCGCCGCCGGTGACAAAGCCGCCGAGCACATCATAGATCACATCTCCCACCGTATCCGCAAGAGCTTTGGCTTGCGCCTGCTTGCGATCCATGCCCTGCGCCATATATTCTGCCACGGCGGTCGCAAAGACGCTCTTGTCGCGTAGGATCCAGCCGTCCGCGATCGCGCCCGCAATGGAAGAAGCTCCTTCCTCCACACTCTCGCCCAAACCGTTTTTGAGGATATCCAGCAGATAACGCTTGAGCGTGCTTGCGGAAGTTATCTTGAGCAGTCGATCCGCGCCGATCTGCTCGGTCAGACCCTCAAACGAGCCCACCAGCGTACCGTAAAGCAGTGCCTGCTCGGGTGTCGCGCCGCGGGCGAGGGCGTCATCCACACCGGACGCGCCGCCCATACCGATGTAAGCGATCAGCGTTCCGGTACCGCCGAGGGTATAGGCCGAGAGCAGGCTTTGCGCCGCGCTGTGGCCGAGGCTGTACACGTCGCCAAGACCCTTGCCGCCAAGGACAAACACATCCTCGTCGATCGTGCCGCTGATCTCGTTCAGCCTCTCGGAGATCGCCCCACTCGCCTGCCGGGAGTAGTCGAAGGGGGTGACGAATTTATCCTGCGTGATCGTACCCCTTGCGGCGTGCTCGGTCAGATTGCTCAAATAATCGGCAAGCCCCAAAGGAGCCGTGATCAGAGATCCGAGGGTATGTGCTACCCCCGCGCCGAAATTCTTGGTGGCTGCCGCAGAGATCTTCTCCAGCTTCTCCGCCTTCTCCCCGGCGTTCAGTCGGTTGTTGACCTCGGTCGCGTAGGTATATGCCTTTTCGGGGTCGGTGTGATAGAGATAACCAAAGACATTGCGCATCTCCTCCGTCCATCGCTCGTCCGGCTCACGGTAGGAGGTGTCATCGCGGTAGGCTGTATAGGCTTCGCTGATGCCGGCGGAGGGGAGGGTCGTATCGGGCGTGCTCGCATAAGTCGCCAGTGCTTTTTGCCACCACGGCTTTTCCTCCTTCGCTTGCTCGGCCGCCGCCCGCTCCCGAAGAACGGTATCAAACGCAGTAAGGCCCTCCTGCGCCGTCTGTGCGTCACGCACGGCATCATAGTTGCCGCTGAGCTCCCGCCAGCGTGCAGCCTCCGCCTCTTGTGCTTTGAGATAACCGTCATAAGCCTCCGCGCTGTCCCACTGCGACCAGTATTTGCGCTGCTCGTTCTCATATTCCTGCGCCCGGGTCAGTGCCGATACCACATCGTTGATCTGCGCGGTTGCCTTCTGATCACTCGCATACGCCGCACGCCATTTGCCCGCCGAGGCGAGCAGGGTGTTGAGGCGTGTGTTCAGATCGTGGTAAGCATCCGCGCTCTGCCAGGTACCGTCGTTTCGCTCGATCTCCGAGAGCAGGGCAGAGCTGGTCTTTGCCCAGTCACCTGCCGAGGCATTGGCCTTTTTCTCTGTCATGCGAGTGGCAAAGGTCGACACCGGCGTGGCGGTTACCGCCTCACTCTTTTTCTTGTTTTTGTCAAACAGTCCCATCCTGTCCTCCTTATTTCTCGCCGTACTGCTCCACCGCGTCGGCCACGGCGTCCGCGAGATACGCCGCGTAGCTGTCGTAATACATCACCTCATAGGAGGTATTGCCGGCTTTCTTGGCGGCGTTCCAGTCCTCCTCGCTGACCAGCATCCCGGTGACCTGCGCGGGTACACCGTAGTGCTGCATATAGGCCACCGCCTCAGCGCGGGTCGTGCCCCGGAAACGGCCGTCGTCTGCCTGCGCCGTCTCATCCTGCGCCTTCAGATACTCGTTATAATAGCGCTGTGCCTCGTTCTCCGTCATGCCTGTGGCGGAAAGCTCGGTGCCGCTCGGTGTGTAGCCCTCCTCGGTGATCCGCGTGACCAGTCGGTCATAAGCCTCTCGCGCCCGCGCATCCTCGGCATCCGCCAGCTCGCTTGTCAGCGCAAATTCGTCATATAGCCGCTGGCGTTCCAACTCATGCGCATCCCGGGCGGTCCCGTAGTATTCGGGCAGACGGTCATTCAGATCCTCCATGTAGGCCTGATATGCCTGATTGCCCACCGTTGCGGCATAGGTATTGCCGTAGCCGCCCGTCATGGCCGCAGCCTGCCCCATGGTGTCGCGCATGGCGAGATCGGCACCGCGTCGGTACTGCTCGACTGCTTGACTGTAGAACGGATCCTCGCCGGCATCATAGCGGAAGGGCTCCTGGTTCATGATCTTATCATAAAGCTCATCCAAGCGGTCACGCGCTGTCAGAGGAGCATTGGCGGCCGGCTGCGCTGCCTGCAGTGCTTCCAGTGCCCGCTCATAGGCGGCGTCTGCTGTCGGATCGGTATCCATTGTGGCGGCCGGCTCTGCTGCCTTTGGCGGATCGGGTGCCTTGGTGCTCTCGGAAGGGGACGGCACTGCGGGTTCGGTCGTTTCGACCGTCTCCTGCTTTTGCGTCGGCTGCCATACACCGCCGCCACCGCCCCGCGCGCTTACCGTTGCGCTTTCTGCGGAGGAGGACTTCGGTGCAGCTGCAGGCGTGTCGTGATCTTCCTTATCCTGCGCGTTGACCTTCTGCTTGTTGTATTTCAGGTTCATCGTTCTATTCTCCTTTCTGTGTCACGTGACCCGATACGATCAAATGAATTTTTATCTTGGTGCCGATTGCCTCGTCGGGTGACGCCGTTCGCACGGTCACGGTGTTGTTGCGAATCCGCAAAGGGGAGACTGAGACACCGCCCGAGGCACTGCAAACGGTCACCGCATCGAGGACGGGGATGGGAAGTACCACTCCGTATTCCTGCGCAGGTGTCTCCGGTGTGACCGTGGCCGTACCGAACACCTCCGCGCGGCCACTTTGCCATATGCGCCAAGCAAAATCCCCCTCCGTGCCGCTCTCGCGTACCGTGTCGGCGGCCGCACTCTCGCGCAGGGTCAGAATGTATTTTTCCGATAGTCTCTTTTCCAGCGCGTCGGCGATCTCTGTCGAACGGGCGATCAGCGCTTTGATCCCGTTGAAGATCTCCTGCGCCGCCATCCCCGAGGGGATTCCGACCGTCGGCACCGTTGCCGCCGCGCCGCCGTGTTCTTTTCCTTCCAAGGCGTCAAATGCCACCTGCAACTCGTCTACCAGCTTTATGAGATATCGGTGGAGCCGCGCAATCTGTTCCCGCTCTGTTCCGTAAATGCTCGGTTTTGTGAGATTAGTACCCATCGCCGTATCCTCCCTTTTCCATGGTCTTGCAGATTGAGAAGATCTGTGTCCGGCCGCATCCCTCCAGCCGCAGGCGCAGGTGGTCGCACCGACGCAGGCGGATCGGTACCGAGTAGGTGCGCAGAGTGGCGGTCTCCATGCCGAGGATATGCTCCCACTCTCCGCAGGAATCGTACTCAACAAAGACATCCGCCGAAGCACCCGCCTCCATGGACAGTCGGATATCCAGCCGTGACAGATACTTCTGATCCGGATCGGATGTACCGATCAGGCCGCTCTGCGCCATCCACGGGATCAAAACGCTGTCCTCGGTTTCCCCCGTGCCGCCCACCGTGCAGATGGCACCGTTCGACTCGTCGATCAGATACAGCTCTCCGCCATGTGCGCAGAACTGCGAGACCAGAAGATCATCCTCAAGATGCCATGTGCCGCGCCGCGTGTCGTAGACAAACAGATGGGGCGTCTCCTCCTCGTCCAGCATGGAAATGTAGTATTTGTTGCGCAGCGCACCGGCTACCGCGCCATGATAGCGAACGTCTCCCAGCGCGGCCGAGATCTCCACGGGCAGGGAACCGTCATAGGCGCAGACGGCGGCGCGGGATTTGTAGTAAAGCGTCTCACCAACCACGGCAAGAGATCTCTCACAGCCCTGTTGCACGCCGCGACAGGCGGTCGTCTGCAGACGGTACTCTGCGGGGTAGGAGCCGTAGATCTTGTGCATACAGCTTTCCTTGAAGAAGATGGGACGGCCATCCAGCACTGCCGCACCGGTGAAAGGACCGTCACTGCCGACGCTGACGGCGTAGGAATCGGTGGAGATTCCTTCAAAGCAATTCCAGTTTTTGAAGTCGCCGAGCTTGGATGCGTAGATCTCGTTGACATGGCGTCCCTCGGCATCTTTTCCACAACGACATCCCCACAGCCTGTTCTCTGCTTCTATGACAAAGTCCATCTCGGGCATCCGTCTTGTGGCCGTGATGGGCGTGTTCTGTTCCGTCACGCAGTCAAGCAGTCCTGCAATGACAAGATAGTCCTCCCCGCGATCTACTACCGTGTGGGTACCGCAAAGCGTGGCGGCCTCGCCCTCGAGGCCAAGAAGCGTCACGCCGTCACCGGCAGCGAAGGGCGCGCCGAGACCGGGGGAGCTGATCTTGAGATAGGTGGCGCTCACCGTCACCCATCTGTCGCCTGCGGCATCATATTGCTTCAGCGTGTGGGGTGTCTCGCCCGTGTCGATCCACAGATCCATCGCCGCGGGATTTTCGGGGGGCGTCTCTCCCGTGGGAATCTCACCGTATTCCGAGGCATCCGCGCGGCACAGGGATATGACGGTATGATCCGTGCTCACCACAGTGGCCTCGATGTCACCCCGATCGGCTGGATCGGAGGTGTTTATGTACTTTTTGTCGGGAAGGATGATGACATACGCGCCCATGGAGATCATGGTCTTGGGCTTCTCCGTCGCCGAGAGTGCCATGGGGTAATGCTCGGTGCCGATCACCATATCTCCGCCGTCGATGTAACATAGATTTTCTTTGGAGATCATCCCTTGCACCCACAATGGCATGGCATAGAGCCCGCGCGAAGGACGGGTGGAGAGGATGGGGTAATGGTCGCCGCACAGATTGCGCATATCAAACAGCTCTCCGCTGCCGATGCTCAGATTGTGATTGTAGCCGCCGAAGGTATCGATCAGCTCTCGCGTGGAGGCGATTTCATTGAGATAGGGCATATTCATACGCGCACCTCCTCAAAAACGAAAACGGGAGCCGTGGGAGCGGGGCATATGCTCCCGGGTGTAATTGCGGGCAAAAGCGGCATAGCTTTCGTCAAAAAGTGCCAGCGCATTGTTGTAGCGCTTGATCTCACCATTCGCGTAGTGGATCATGGCGCATAGCCAGTGGACATAGAGCTCGTCCCAAGGGGCAGGGACAAGCAGAACGGTGTCCGTCTCCTCGCCGTATTCTGCGGATGGGGCAGAGGTGCCGCCCTCGTGCCGGTCGATGATCTCTTTGCGAATCCGACCATCCAGTGCCGAGAGCCAGCGGATCTTGTCGGACGCGGCGTAGGTGTTGGGGGTCGCGGCGTCAGCGCGTTCTATCGCTTGTGTGATCGTCATAAATTGTTCCTCCTTTATGAGAAAAAAGGGAGGCGCAAAGCCTCCCTTGATTGGTCTTATTTGGACGCTTCGATCATTTCTCTCGATCTGCGGTCGTAGATATTCTGTGCCTTCTGCGAGCGGCGGATCTCATCCGCCACATACTTGGGCACGCGTGAGGTCTCGCCCTTCGGCAGCAGGAAATTCTTGCCGTTGATGGATACCAGCAGACTGGACTCGTCCCCGCTGTGCGCACGCTCGATGTAGATGTCCTCGCGCTCCTCCTCGGCGGGTGCGGTCTTGGCGGTATCGGATGTCTCGGGTGTTTCGGGGGTCTTGGCGGTATCGGGTGTTTCGGGGGTCTGTGCGGTCTCGATCTTTTCGATCTCTGCGTTTTCCGGTTTCTTTGCCATATTGCAAATCTCCTTTTCAAGATTTTGAAGAGACCTTGAGGACTCTCAAAAAAGTCCTCAAGGCAGGGGCGGGGCACAGCCCCGCAGTTCATCAGTTGGCCTCGTCCGTCGCGGAGTAGCTGGAGCAGCTCATCACACGCAGGACGCGCTCGGTGTAGAGGATGGTGGCACCGTTGCTCTCCAGCTTGTAGCCGATGGTGGAGAACTGGTTCAGCGGACCGCCGACCTCGCTCTTGTTCTTGACGATCATCTCGAGCGCACCGCCCTCGGGATCGATGATACCGAAGCCGTCACGGCCGAAGAAATAGGTGGCATAGGTGACGGTGCCGGCCTTGTTGGCGTAGTCACCGTCAAGGATGGGTGCGAAGACGTTCTCGATGAAGCGGCAGCCGTGCAGCTCGCCGATCTCACCGTTGAACAGCTCTTCGGGAGCGGCGTACTTGTGCGCCTCGAGCCAGTCGGGATGCTTGCGCAAATCATACGCCACGGAGGGGTGAATCACGGCAACATACTTGCCGCGGATGGGGGGAACCTTGTCCTTCTTCATCTTGGTGACAGCCTTGGATACCATCTCGGGAGTCAGCATACAGAGGACGGTGTCGCTTGCTTCCATCAGGTTGGGAGCGGTAGGGGTAGAGGCTACCGCGCCGGTGGCAATGGTGATGTTGTCGCAGTAAAGCACGTTGGTGTTGACCAGCAGCGCGTCGCGGATCAGCGTCTCCTGCGTCTCGGCGGCACTGGCACCCATCTCCTCGGTGGCACCGAGAATGATGTCATCGTAGGCGTGCAGCTCGAGCTGATCGGAGATGGTGGCGTAGGTACCGTACTGGTCGATGGTGCCGGTCTTGACACTCGCGCCGAACTTCTGACCGGTGGGGATGACGCCTTCCTGCAGCTTGTCGGCACGCGCGAAGGTGTTAAACTTGCGCCACTCGACAGTCTTGCCGTGATTTGCGGGCAGGCGCTGCTTCTTGGCGAACTGCGCATAATACATTTCCGCGCGGGCGTTCTCAAGAAGCTCGGTATCGTAAAAGGTCTTGAGCTCACCCGCCAGGGAATTCGCACCGTCAAACGGCGTGGTTTTGCTGCCGTCATAGGCGTTCGCATAGCCGCCGGTTGCGTTGACCAGGGTGCCCGCATCTGCAAAGAGCTGCAGATTGAGGGTCATAGTGAGATAAAGATAAAAAATGTTTTTCATGGTGTTTGCTCCTTCCAAATGAATGTGAGAGATCTTCGGGAGGAGTATACGGGGTCATTAGCCGGGGTATACCTTCTCCCCGCGAGCCATGCGTTCGCGCAGAGATTGCTTGAACGCCTCTCTCTCCTGCGGGCTCGCTTTGCTGTAGTCGAATCGGGTATCGGAAGGACTCTGACCGCTTACCCCCGCTTCATCGGGGCGGCGTGCGCCTGCGCGGATGGTGTTGGTGACCTGCTCGGTGACACGGCTGACGATCTGCTCCTGCTGTGCCGCCTCGATCTCCTTGCGGTGAACGAGACGGTAAGCCTCCTCCACACTGATTCCGACGCCGGGCGAGGTCAGACGCGCGAAGGTCTTGTTCTTCAGCTCGGTCATCAGATCAAATTGCGGGAAGATCTCTCCCAGCGCTTTGCCCTGCTCAAAAAGGCTGTCGATATGCTTGCGGTGCATCTCATCACGCACCGACTCCTCGTGTGCCCTTTTGGATCTTGCGTCATTGCGCTCTTGATTGTCAATTTGCATGGCCTCCGATACCGGCACGCCCATCTCCAGCGCGCGCGCCTCATAATAGGCGCCGTCGCGGTTGATGGCCTCTGCCAGTGCCGCATGGTCGATGTTGGCGGGATCCAGCTTGTACTGCCGCGCAAGCAGCTCCAGCGCGGGGGTCAGCTTGGTCAGTGCCTCCTCGGCCTGCGCCGCGCCCTTTTTGCTGGCGCGTACCACCGCCTGCATTTCGCGGTTGTATTCGGGATCCTTCATGATCTCCTCCCACGTCATGCGTTTGGGTGTTTCGGTCGTGGTCTCCTCCTTCGGGGTGGGGGTCTCGTTGGCAGCGGCGGCCTGCTCGGTGACCTGTGTTTCCTCATTCTGTCCGCCTGCGGTCGTCACCGTGGCGGCAGATCTCGGGGCAGGTCGTTTCGCCCGTTTTTTGTTGAGCACGTGCTCGGGAACGCCCAATTCCCGGAGTCTCTGCTGCCGAGCGGCGTCCTCGGCCGGTGCGCCCGAAGCCTGTGCCGGGGCTGCACCTTCGCCCGTTGCGGCTCCCGCGGATGTACCGCCGCCATCTCCGCCTCCGCCCTCGCCGGCGAAGAGCTGAAGATCAAGTACGATACGATCGGGGAGCCATTTGAGTTTGATCATAAGTGGTATTCCTCCACATGAATTTGCCGTGATGGGACGGCATCGCCCTATATAATCCCATGGGGTTATATACCGTGTTACTCGACGATATACCAGTCCTCGCAAAGCATATCACTCTGAGAAGCCAGCCAGCCGGTCAAAATCGCGTTTCTGCCCGTGCTGTCATGCGTGTACATGCTGATCGTACCGAGGGCAAGAATATCACCGCCGTTCTTCTCGATACACTCGATCAGCATCGGATCTCTGCACCATTCTTTTTTGATTGTGGCGGCGGGCTTGAGCCAAAGAAACATACCCTTGCCGTTCCAGCCGGCGCGGGCGACCTTGTGCCCCCATTTCAGGGCTTGGATCGCCTGACCGAATGTCAGATTTTTTTCTACATGAACCGTAGGGAGCATGAACTCGGTGGCAACAGTAATACCATCCTTGTCCGCTGTCTCCTTAATGATGAAAAAGTCTTCGTGTTCATCTGCAATATTGCGGATCGCATTGCATATGTGCTCAACGACCTGCTCCTTTGCGTGAGCAATGTCATTCTCGTTAGCATCCTTGCCGAGAAGCACGTAATCGCCGCCGTGATACCCGGGTTTCGGGATAAAGAAAATGTTGTCTGCTGCCTTTTCAAATCTGCCCATTACTTGTCTCCTTTTTTACTCCAAAATTTCATACGCCACATTCTGCGGATACTTACCCGCCAGCAGCTCAAAGCCGACGCATACGGTATCAAATACCAGCGTCACCGTGGCACGCATCCGATGCGGCGCGCGGCAGGCAAGCTCGGCGTGTCCGCCGTCAAAGCGTGTCACCGCGTCTCTTACCTGTCCGGCTGCTTCCATGTTGACGATCGAGGCACCCAGCGTATATGCAAGTGCCGAAACGGCAGCGCAGACAAGATCGTGCCCGTCCTCGCCGCTCTGCGCGTGGCCGTCCACCGTCACGCGGTGATATGCTCTGTGATAAACGATACGGATCATGTCATACCTCCTCCCGGCTGTGCTGCCTCACCGGCACGCGCACGTGCGTTTGCCACATTCGCCGGCTCCGATGTTGCGGGTGCCTTCCCGGAAACGTCAGCAGTACCTGCGCCGGTCGGAGCCGCAACACCGAGCATCTGAGTCGTCCGCGCGATGTCCTGCGAGATTCCCGGCACCATGTCGGGGCGGGAGCGGCGCGCAAACTCCAGCGAGAACGCCATGTACCCCAGCAGCTTCTGCCAGACCGTGCCGTTCTGCGCGACCTTTTGAATGACAGCATCCTTGCCGTCAAAGTCCATCAGATCAAGGCACATCAGTGCCTGATCCGTCATGCGGGGGTCAAAGAATCCGAGGCGGAAGAACTGCAGGGCAAGCTCATTCTGCGCGAATTTGCTGTAGGCGTTCTGCTTTTGTGCCGATACCTTGATATCAAACACAGGCATACGGTAGCCCATATCCCGGCCGGCCGCGACACCTTGATGTACGGGTCTGATCCCGTCTGCGGAATAGGTGACATAGCTTTCCGCACCGTACTGTCCGACGATGCGGAACTTGCGGGGCAGGGTATAGAACTGGCGGATTAGCTCGATGCACAGCTCGACGATCTGCGCATAAGCACGGTATGCCGCCTTGGTGCTGTCCCGGCTGCCCTTGCCGCTGGCCTCCTGCAGGGCGGCTATGGCCGAGGCAGCTGTCACCCCGGAGCCGGTATTGCCGGTGCTGGTCTCGGTGTTGCCGCTGGTCTCTCGCAGCTCGGCGATCACACGATCGTAAAGGGCAATATAGTTGCCGTCCAGCGTGTCATGCTCAATGCGGCGCAGGGCATCCTCCGAGGCGCTGCTGACATGTACGATGGGCTTGGTCAGATCGAGAAATTCCTCCTCGTTGACACCCTCACCGCGTGAGAAATAGCGAGGCGTCGCACCCACCATGGCATTCTTGATCATGGACGTTTGCAGCAGGTCGATCTCCGTCTGCGGATTGCGGCACAGATCCACAAAGCCATAGCCGCAGGGCGAGCCCTCCACGGGAAAGAGCGGATCGAACACATAGGGATATCGGCCGTGATCATACAGACCGCTCTCCTGCATTTCGGGATCGTTCTCGGTGGCAAAGAGTACGACATTTCCCACATATTTGCAGTAGTGCAGCCGGCCGCGGCGGCGGTAGTAGACCTCAATGACGATGACCTTGTCCGTTTTATCCACTGCGTCATCATGCGGAAACTCCGATACCATAAAGCCGCTGTTGCGGATCTTGCCGCGACAGGCGGGATAGCGTTCCTCCAGCTCGTCGATGTGGCAAGTCTCGGTGTGGAAAAGATAGCGGCTGCGCTGGATGTCGGTGATGCCGGGCTCCCAAAAGATGTTCAGAAGATCCACGCGCTCTACGGCAATGTCGCCGAGACCGCCCATGCGGTGACTGTCCCACACCACCTTATAGATCCCCGTGCCGGTCTTGAGCTTCTGCCAGGCGACATTGCTCCATGTGGCCTCAAAATGGTTCTGCTCAAGGACACAGGGGATAATGGCGGAAAGCATCGAGGCTTCCCCGCGGTCATTTGCCTCACGGGGCAGGATGATCGGCTCGGGATAGGATTCCATCGCGTCGGCGTGCTTGCTCACGATGACGTTGTGAAGCCAGCCGGATACACTTCTGAAGCCGCCGTCGGCACCGATCTGCGTATCCTTTTGCTCCTCCGCCGTATTGCGCATCTTCCACCATCTCTCCGCCGCCTGCACACGGCTCTCCACCGTGGCCTTGCCGGATTTGTATTTCTGCAGGATCCTGGTGAACTCCTGCAGCTGCTGCTCGCCGACCGCGGCGATCGGGGTATTCATTGTTTCGTCCATACGGTCTCCTTATCTGTTGAATTGGTTGAGCGGATCCGATATGATATTTCGCGGCACCCGCGGCACGATCGGCGTGATCG